CCCAGAACTAGATCGTTATGGTCGTGTGCTATCTGTTACTCAGGTCATCGTTACCGATGCAGAGACACTAGGAGCGCAGTACCCAGAGTATTACGATTTGATCCTAGGTAAGAACCAGTACGCTCTTTCTTCTCCTTATGTCTCAATGGTCAAGTACCACGACAAAGATCAGGACTTGCTTTATATCCCAGAGCGTAAGAACTTAGTACTATCACGCACACCAAACATTCTAGGTAGAGCTATGGCATCTGTCATTATGCGTTCATCTCTTGACGGTGAAGCTCGTGGACAGTTTGATGATGTTCTATCAGTACAACTTGCTCGTGCTCGCTTTGCAATCTTGCAAATCCAAGCAGCAGAAAAATCTATCCAAGCACCTATTGCTATCCCACAAGATGTGCAAGAACTTGCCCTTGGACCAGATTCCATTATGCGTTCTGCTAACCCACAAGGTATTCGTCGTGTTTCATTAGATCTACCACCTGGCATCTTTGCAGAGTCTGGTGTGCTAGAGCGTGAACTACGCCTAGGATCTCGTTACCCTGAATCTCGTTCAGGTAACATTGACGCATCTGTTGTTACAGGCCGTGGTGTGCAAGCACTACAGGCTGGCTTTGATACACAGATCAAGTCAGCACAAGCACAGTTTGCTCGTATGTTCCAAGAACTTCTTTCAGTCTGCTTTGAAGTAGATGAGAAAGTATTTGGTGGTATTCCAAAGACCATCAAGGGAACAGATGACGGAACACCTTACGTTCTCAAGTACACACCATCTCGTGACATCAAGGGTGAGTACGGCGTAGATGTACGCTACGGAATTATGTCTGGTATGGACCCTAACCGTGCCATCATTGCTTTACTACAAATGCGTTCAGACAAGCTCGTATCTCGTGACTATGTACGCCGTGAGATCCCAATGGACTTAAATGTTACGCAGGAGGAACAACGTGTTGATATTGAAGAGATGCGCGATTCTTTGCGTGTTGCTGTTGCACAGTATGCTCAGGCAATTCCAGCCCTCGCAGCGCAAGGTCAAGACCCTAGTGAGATTATCTCACGTATCGCAAGTGTTATCCAAGGTCGTCAAAAGGGACAATCACTAGAGTCAGTAATCGAAAAAGCATTTACACCAGAACCACCTCCAGCCCAGCAGATGCCACCTATGGCACCAGGTATGGAGCAACAGCTTCCAGCAGCAGGTGCGGCCCCCGCTCCTGCCTCGCAGCAACCTCCACAAGAACAAGCTGGTCAGGCCCCTGCTGCTGGTCAAAAACCCGATATAGCCCAACTACTAGCTGGTATCACCGGCGCAGCATAATCAGAGGAGGTGTAATATGAACAAAGGATCACGTGCAGCAGCTCCAATGGCTAAGCCAAAGGAAGGCAAGATGGACAACTCCAAGCCAGCAGGCGGCAAAGTAATGCCATCAATGATGCCAGCAGGACGCAAGGGAAACAAAGTCAAAAAGGGATAATAACTTTTTAATGGAAGGTGTACTGGGCGATGAAAGATAACAATTACATTCCTCGTCCAGTGCGCTTTCTTGACTTTGTAGTTATCGGTGTAGGTTTTCTACACAACATAGCATCATCTGTTGAAACACTCACAGGTGAACTAATGGAATTAGCAATTTACCATTCAAATCATATTACCCAAACCAACAGTGCTTGGGAAGATATGGCAAACGATTTAGAAAAATTAGAGGAGGACAAACAGTGAGTATGATGAATCCACTGGCTGGACCAGCAGGCCCAGGTAAGTTCTCAACACGTACTGATAATCTACAAATGGGTTCTACAGCATACGGCGAAGGCGTCGAGACACAGGCTATTAAGTCTGGTGCTCCGCTTTCAAAAACCGCAGATGTGCGTCCTGCTCGTGCGGGAGATGTGCGCGAGGCTGCAGGACAGGGACCAGTAACAGAATTATTTGCACCATCACAACGTCCTAACGAACCAATCACAGCAGGTATTGATATGGGTGCAGGCCCAGGTTCTAATGCACTAATGATGCAGAAGTCAACAATTAAACTATCAGATTCTTTAGCACAACTACTTCCTTATGACACTACTGGTGAGATTGCGGTTCTGTATCAGACAGCATTATCGCAAGGTAACTAATGGCTGATAATCTTAAAGCAGCAGCACTTGCTGCAAACTTACAAGGTCAGTCTAAAAAACAAATTGATGACTTAGTAAAATCACTATTTGTACACAGAGAATTATCTAATCTTCCTAAAGATGTAGCAGCAGCTAAGTACGCCGCACTACCACCAGATCAGCGTCAGGATCTTGTTGCCAAGTATGGACAAGAAGACCCAACTACTAAACCTTCTCGTGGTTGGCTAGGTACTGCTTGGCATTACACAGCTAATTACAACCCACTAACTCTTGCTTTCAAGGGTGCTATTGAATTATCTGACCTTGCTACACGCACCTATCGTGCTGTTGCTATTCCACTATCACAAGGTGATATTGGTTTTGCTTGGGATAAAGCAAATGATAAAGGCGACCAGATTTTTAATCAGAACCGTATTGAAAAAGCAAAGTCAAAGTATGGTCAAGATGCTGTAGATATTGCTATGCGTATCAAGTCCGGTGAAGATGTAGGCAAGTTATTTGCTACCGCAACTCCTGAACAGCAGAAGTACATTATGTTGGCAGATCCGCAGAACAAAGTTGTACCTAATGTTAATGATGTTGAAAGCGCACGTGCGTTATTTAATGATACTTTACTAGAGGTTGACCAGGCTAAATTTTCTCCAGGTCGTCAACTAGCAACTTTTATTCTTCCTGAGTCATTAGAAAAAAATGGTTTAGTCTATGGGCTAGTATCTGGAACTACAGATGCTGCATACCGTTTGTTTGCAGATCCACTTGTTGTAGCATCAAAGATACGAAGCCTATACGTGGTTAGCAAGTATTCACTTGATGTAATTACAAAGGGTGAAAAGATAACTGACTACTTTGCAAATCCTGCAGCAACTAGTTTTTGGAACGATTATGGCTCAAAACTAGATGCCTACACAAAGGCTCAAAAGACTCCAGGTACTAAAGCATCAACGTTAACTACTCTGCGAGATGAACTTAAAGTTCTTGCACCAGAATTTGGTCCAGCGGTTATACGTTTACTTCAAGATAATAAAGTTACAGATGCCATTTCTACACGTGCCTTTCTTGAAAACACAGACGAAGCTGTTAAAATGATTAACGGTTCAGTTGGTCGCAAGCGTGTGATTCTTCCACGCTTAGATAACCAACGTAAAGCAAGAATTGCTATTGTTACAGGTGCTGACAAACTAATTTCTATTGATAGATTTGCTCCTAAGATTATGGATGCTATCTTTGGTGCTCCAGCTACAACCGATGGAATCGTTGAAGCTCTTTCTAAAGAAGGAACTACAATCGGTGCTAAAGTTAAAGAGAGCCAAGAACTTCGTTTTTCATCAGCAACTGTGGGTGCTCGCCTAGATAGATTTAAGGCTAAGTTCAACATTGCTCCAATGTTCAAAGATGACAAATTTGATGTGAATGCAAAAGATGCTTCAATTCAAGTGTACCGTCTTGCACGTCTAATAATGACAAAACAAGATGCACGTATGATTAGTGAAACATTTGAAGCAATGGATGATATTGGCAAGCGCAAAGAAATGGTTAAAGGTATCTGGGGCAGTATTGCCGAAGCCCGTGGACTTAACCTCACTGAAGCAGGCCAAAAGATTGTTAAGACTACAGTTGGCAAAGATGATGCCAAGTTTTCTGTAGGAAACTTTGGTGATGACTTTCAAGACATTGGTGCAATCCCATCTGACTACACATCAGTAATGTCAACACCCAGCCTTGTAGATATTGACCGCGCAGCAGCGCGATCTGGTCTTATTAACACAATTATGGGTACTGCCAATAAATCTTGGGTAGATAGTATGACTGGATACTGGTCATTCTTTACACTTGCTGGTCCTCGCTATGCTCTTCGTAACGCATCTGAAGATCTAATGGTTCACCTTGCTATCGGTGGCACTCCTTGGGGTCTTGCAAAGAATCGTTACCTAGCAACTCGTCTAAACACTGCACTAGAAGGTGCAAGAACATCTACTAATGCAGCAGATAATATGCTTGGATCATTTCTTCGTATCCTTAATAAGAAAGAAGCTGCTAAATATGAAGCGGAAATCCTTGCAGTTGACGGCAATATAGCCAAAGCACGCGATGAAATAAAATTAAAGAAAGATGCAATCAAGGTTACATCAGATCCTGCTATCAAAGCATCCCTTGCTGCAGAGATTGAGACTTTACGAGAGGTTGCTGGTGTCAGCGCTGTAGAGCAAACACGTCGTATTATGGCAACATCTCTTACATCAGGTCGTGTCAATCGCCTACGTGAGCGTATGGGCCTCAAGCCTATGTTTGAAGAAGAAGCAGCAATTCTTGCAGAGCATTTAATCTATGGAAACTTAGATAACACACTTGCTCTTGTATCTGAAGGTGCCTCTAACTTTGCTACCGGTGGCGATATGATTACTCGCTCTACTTTGTTTACTCGTTCACACGGTGTACGAAGCGAGGCTCTCATTGTTAACGAGCCACGAGCAGAAAAGTTTGGTCGCGCTAGAGATGACGCAACATACAAGGGTAGAGCATTAGCACCACAGGATGAAGCAGCAATGCTTACTTGGCTTATGCGTATTCGATACTACGCAAACGATGAATTAGGTGCCATTGCAGTTGCTAACCTTAGCAATACTCCAAAAGGTAGAGAAGAAGCCATACTTAAGATTATGGATTGGATGAATAAGAACCCATCCTTTCGCAAAGAAGCACAACTTGCAGCACGTGGCAGAGACGAAAGACAACACGCTGAACTTGTTTACAAGCGTGCCGAAGAAATCTTTGAAAAACGTGGAGCAACTGCTGGCGGTCAAAAAGAAATCAACCTAGATCTTCTTAGTAAGATTCGTACACAAACCGATGATGGAGATTTCGTAATCTCTGGTCAATTGTCACTAGATGACCTACCAACTGTTGCAGATGATATTCCAGAGTATGTGCTTGGCCCAGCTCTTGTACCTCTTTCAGAGTCAGGCAACGTAACAGCCTCACTAATGACTAGCGGTTGGACTTGGTTAGGTTTGGCTAACGCCCGTATGTCACGTCAGCCTATGGTATTTAACGAGATCATCACACTTCGCAAAGATATGAAGAAGTCAGGACTTGAAGCCAAGTATATTGAGTCTGTTGTTAGCAAAGTAGATCAAACAGATCCTAGTAAGGTTGCTAAAGCAACCATTGCTGCTAAGCGTCAGTTTGCTGAAATCATTGAAGAGCGTGCTGTTAATCAGGTTTTGCAATATGTGGATAATCCACTAGTTCGTACACAACTAGCATTTGGTGCTCGTAATTTCTCGCGTTTTTATCGTGCAACTGAAGACTTCTATCGTCGTATCTCACGTGTTGTTGCCTATAACCCAATGGCTATCCGTAAAGCAGCTCTTACATATGACGGTGTTGCACACAATGGTTGGATTCAAGAGGATGACCAAGGCGAAAAGTACTTCGTTTACCCTGGTATAGAGCCAATCTACCGTGCAGTACAGGCTGCAATGACTGCAGTAGGCGTACCAGCAGAGTTTAAGGTACCTTTCCCAGTACAGTTTGGTTCACAAGTTAAGATGTTAACACCATCATTGAACCAAGATTCAATTATTCCTACCTTTTCAGGTCCATTATCAGGTATATCAGTCAAGGTTATCTCCAACCTAGTAGATATCGCTGGAGCACCAGGTGCAGCAGACACTATTACACAGATGTCTCTAGGTAAATATGCAGTAGATCGCTCATTTGTATCAGCATTCCTACCAGCACACATCAATCGCTTGTATGAATCAATGAATACTGACGAACGAGACGGGCAATATGCCAGTGCTTGGAGAAAAGCAGTCACATACCTAGAAGCTGCAGGTCACGGACTAAAAGAAAAGTACGATGAGACAGGTAATTTGATTCCGCCTTCTATCCAAGAGCAAGAACAGTATCGTCAACGTGTTAAGAACACAACATTAAGTATTCTTGGTACACGCTTTATCTTTGGCTTTGTTGCACCAGCATCACCACAGGTTCAACTCAAGGCAGATATGGAAAACTGGATTAGAGATAACGGCAAAGCTAACTTTAAGCAAGCCTGGAACAGTTTACTAGACCAATACCCAGGTGATTTTGATTCAGCAATGGCTAAATGGGTAGAGTTATTCCCTAACCAGATACCATTTACAGTCACTGAATCTGAGAAGAAGACAGTTGCTGTTATTAGATATGCTGAAGAATCTGGCAAGTTTGTTGAAGAGAACAAAGACCTATTTGAAAGATACCCACAGGGTGCAGCGTTCCTAATTCCTCACAAGTCCGGCTTCTCTTGGGATGCCTACCAGACTATGAAGAATGCAGGTCTGAAGTACAACAAGAACGTAAGTGATTACCTTCGTGATGTACAGACTGCCTCAGATCTACAGGCTTATTACTCAAAAAAGAACGAGTATGAAGCAAGTCTTGAGTCAAAGATCACAGACTTTGAACGTACAGCAGCTCGTCGTGAGTTTACCGAATGGGCAAAAGTATATAAGGCAGGACGTCCTTTGTTGCAAGAAGAGTTAGCAGAAGGTGGCAAAAAGGCTATTGCACGAATCGCTGCAATTAACGATCTTCGTAAAATGCTTGATGACAAGACTGTTAAGACACGTGGACCTGTACAGCAATCTCTTAAAGAGATGCTAGATGTCTACGATGCTTACAAACTGCAAAGGTCTGCGCTGGATAACCTTTCAGGAACAACAAGTCTTACTTCCTTTATGAAAGATAGCGCTATTGTAAAGCTGAGAGAACTTTCAAAGGCAAACGAAAATACTATGAGTGCTTACAACACATTGTTTGCATCACTATTAGGAGACACAAATGGCTGAACCAACTTTTAGTAGTCCAGATGCAGCACGTGCTGCAGCTAAA